CGTGGAGGACGACTTGACCCCTGTAGACCCTGTGCTGGAGAACCAGAATCTGTTGACGGGCAAACCTGTCAAAGCGTTTATTGAGCAGAACCATGAGGCCCACATCCAGGCGCACATGGCTGCAATCCAGAATCCAAAGATTCAGCAAATGATGCAGATGAATCCGCAGGCGCAGGCAATCATGGCAGCGGCAATGGCGCACATCAACGAACACATAGCGTTCGAGTATCGCAAACAAGTCGAGATGGCGATTGGTGTACCACTTCCCACCGAGGAACAGAACAAGCACATTCCACCCGAGATTGCGGACAAGATTGCGATGATGGTGGCCCAGGCGTCGCAGAAACTTACACAACAAGCACAACAGGAAGCTCAGCAACAGCAGGCTCAACAGCAAATGCAAGACCCCATCGTTCAGATGCAGATGCAGGAACTTCAGATCAAGATGGAGGAGTTGAAGCTCAAGCAGCAAAAACAACAAATCGACGCTGCGGCCAAAGCCGACCAGATGCGAATCGAAGAGTCACGTATTGCGTCTCAAAAAGAGATTGCGGCAATGCAAGTCGCGGCTACAGCAGCCGCTGCAAAAGACAAGCTCAATCGCCAAGGTGAGATTGAAGGAGTTCGTATGGGCATGGACGCGGCCAAACACCGCGCTCAAATGGCCGTACAGCAAGCGCAACGGGCAGCGCAGAAATCGCCTAGTAAACCCAAGGAGTGAGATTGAACGACTACAAGTTGTTGGCTGTAGCCGCCAAAGAGATCGAGAAGATGCGACAGGAGCAAATTGCTTTCGTCGCTGCAAGTCGAGCCGATACCTTTGACGAGTACAAAAAAGTCTGCGGAGTCATCCGGGGTCTGAACCTCGCAGAAAACGTAATTAACGACCTTGTGCAAAAAATGGAGAAGTCTGATGACTGAGTTTGACGTAGCGGCAGTAGACCTGTCTGGAATTTTGAACACCACTGCGGAGCAAAAAGCCAAGCAGTTGCCTGACCCCAAAAGGTTCATGATGTTGTGTGTTGTTCCCGAAGCAATGGAAGAGTATCACGACAGTGAAGTGGGGTTGATTAAAGACTCCAAGACAATGCACTATGAGGAAGTACTCACTCCGATCTTATTTGTTGTAAAGCTTGGCCCCGACTGCTACCAAGACCCTACCCGGTTCCCCAGTGGACCGTCGTGCAAGGAAGGTGATTTTGTCATCGTCCGACCCAATTCAGGCACCCGCCTGAAGATTCATGGCCGTGAATTCCGCATCATCAACGATGACTCGGTTGAAGCAGTTGTGGAAGACCCCCGTGGCATTACACGAGCATCATAAGGAGTAATCATGGCAACATTGCCTGCGTTTAAAGGTGAAGAATACAAGTTTCCTGACGAACAGGAGGCCGTTGTTGAAGACAAGTTTGAGGTAGAAATCGAGGACGATACCCCTCCAGAGGACCGTGGGCGCAAGCCTATGAAGGAGCCCGTGGAAGACCCGACCGAAGACGAACTAGCTTCTTACGACGAAAAGGTTCAGGCCCGCATCAAGAAGTTCACTCGTGGCTACCACGACGAACGCCGCGCCAAAGAGGAAGCTCAGCGCGAACGAGAAGCTGCCGAAACCTTTGCCCGACAAGTGTTTGAGGAGAACAAACGTCTCCAACAGCAGCTTTCTACGGGTAGCAAGGCGTTTATTGAACAGACGCAATCCACTGCTGAAATTGAGCTTGGTGCCGCCAAAAAACGGTACAAAGAGGCTTATGAATCAGGGGATGTGGACGCATTTACCGAAGCGCAAGCGGATATCGCCAAAGCTACCTTGAAAATAGACAAAGCTTCCGGAATGCAGCCTATCGAAGTAAACGATAAGCAATTTGTCCCTGCACAACCCGCCGCTCCTAAGCTGGACCGCCGCACTCAGAAGTGGATAGATTCCAACAAAGACTGGTGGGGGGTAGACGATGAGATGACTATGACTGCTATGGGGCTTGACAAGAAGTTACAGAAGCAGTATGGTGCCGACTATATAGGTACTGAAGAGTACTTTGAAACCATCGATAAAACGATGCGCAAGAGATTTCCTGAGCAGTTTGAAGACGCTCAGAGCGACGAGGATGACGAACCGCCTCCAAAGAAAAGAACGTCAGAACCGGCCTATGAGGATGATCCTCCACGCCGTGCAACAAAACCCGCTGCGGTTGTGGCTCCGGCCTCCCGTAGCACCCCGCCTAACCGTATTAAGTTAAAGGGGTCCGAAGCTGCGATTGCTCGCAGGCTTGGGGTCCCGATTGAAGAATACGCTAAACAGGTTGCCAAACTAAGAAGAGGTGAATAATGGATCAAATGCAAGTCAAAGCTGCTGAAAAAGCACAAAATCGTATGAGTCGTGAGTTGGACTCTCGTGCCGTGATGCAACGCCCAACAGCGTGGCGTCCGCCTGAGACGCTTCCTATGCCGGATGACCGTCCGGGGTGGAAGCACCGCTACGTTCGCATCAGTACGATGGGCGTCGCTGATCCAAGCAACATTTCTTCAAAGTTACGCGAAGGTTACGAGCCGTGTAAAGCGGACGAGTATCCCGAGCTAATGATGCACGCTACCACCGAAGGCCGCTTTAAAGGCTGCGTTGAGGTGGGTGGACTGTTGCTTTGCCGCATTCCTGAAGAGTTTTTGGCCCAGCGTATGAAATACTACGACAACCAAAATCGCGCACAGATGGAATCGGTGGACAACAATTTTCTTCGTGATAGTGATCCTCGTATGCCTCTGTTCTCAGAGAAAAAGACGAAGGTTACTTTCGGTTCTGGTTCATAAACTTGGAGTCTTAAATGGCATATCCTACGATCGACAAGCCTTACGGCTTGAAGCCGATCAATCTGTATGGCGGTACCCCCTTCGCGGGCGCTACTCGCCAGTATCGGATTGCTTCTGGCTACAACACTGCAATTTTTTACGGCGACGTTGTTGAGATGATTAACGATGGCACGATTATCAAATCTGCTATCACGACCGCTCGCGCAACCGTAACGACCTCGCAGGTCATTGGCATTTTTATGGGTTGTTCATACGTGAACGCTCAAGGCCAAGTGATTTTCGCGCAGTACTTCCCTGCAAACACCACGGCTCCCACGGGTACGTTCATTACCGCTAACATCGTTAATGACCCCAACACCCTGTTCAAAGCTGTGATTGCCGCAGGCGCAACTGCCGATGACGCAACCTCCGGTTTGCTGCCTTCCAGCACTACGCAATTTACCGTTGTCGGTACTAACGTAGCCTTGGTGCAGAACACTGGTTTGACGACTACTGGCGATAGCCGCGTAGCCGTTGCATCGTCTGCAACCACTGGAACACTGCCCCTAAACGTTGTTGACGTTGTTCAAGACACGTCTTATGTCAACGGTTCTGGCAACGTTGTGTTCCCCGAGATCATCGTTCGTTGGAACTTTGAAATTCATACCACCACTATCGCTTCTGGCGTTTAATCAAGGAGCTTAAATCATGGCTATTTCACGCGCACAACTGCTGAAAGAGTTGCTCCCAGGTCTGAACGCTTTGTTCGGTATGGAGTATTCTCGTTACGGCGAAGAACACAAAGAGATCTACGAAACTGAGACCTCTGAGCGTTCGTTTGAAGAAGAGACCAAACTGTCTGGATTCTCCGCCGCTCCGGTGAAGAACGAAGGCTCCGCAATTGCTTATGACAATGCGCAGGAAGCTTGGTCAACCCGCTATACGCACGAAACCATCGCCTTGGGTTTCTCGATCACTGAAGAAGCGGTCGAAGATAACTTGTACGACAGCTTGTCTGCTCGCTACACCAAGTCGCTGGCTCGCGCTATGGCTTACACCAAGCAAGTCAAGGCTGCTTCGGTCATTAACAACGGTTTCTCCAGCACCTACGCAGGTGGTGATGGCGTTTCTCTGTTCAATGCTAGCCACCCCTTGATCTCTGGTGGTGTCAACAGCAACACTCCTTCTACCCAAGTTGATTTGAACGAGACTTCTTTGGAAGCTGCCGTTATTCAGATCGCCGCTTGGACGGATGAGCGTGGTTTGTTGATCGCAGCCAAGCCCAAGAAGATGGTTGTTCCCCCTGCCCTGATGTTCGTGGCCAAGCGTTTGCTGGACACCGAACTGCGGGTCTCTACTGCTGATAACGATATCAACGCTATTAAGCAGATGGGCGCAATCCCTGAAGGCTACTGTGTCAATCACTTCTTGACTGACACCAATGGCTGGTATCTGACCACTGACGTGCCCAACGGCATGAAGCACTTTGTCCGTACTCCTCTCCAGAACTCAATGGATGGTGATTTCGACACTGGCAACGTCCGTTACAAGGCTCGTGAGCGTTACAGCTTCGGCTGGTCTGACCCCTTGGGTATGTGGGGTTCTTCAGGTTCGACCTGATGAGACTGAAAAAGGGGCCTTGTGCCCCTTTTTCTTTTAGTGTATATTGGCCACATTCCGGGGTTCCCGGTGTATCTGACAGTCCCGGCTGACGACATGCAGACAGATACGCCCCACTTGCATGTAAGGAAAAATCATGGCACGCACTACGTTTCAAGGCCCAGTTCGCTCATTGG